GTAGAAACTAAAGAAGCATTAGAAAAAATGGGGGTATCAATTCCAGAATGGCGGCATAATTTCGTTTATAATAAAGTTGGTAGTCTCTATTCTTGTGGCGGCGGTATTCTTCACATTGAATTCTCAGAGGGTAATGTTCGTAAGGTTAAGTCTAAGAACGTAGCAAAAACCCTCGACAACATAATCTACCAACTAATGGCGCCACTCTATGTGAAAAGAAAGAATAAGTGGATTGATGAGCTTCTTGAGGGGCGGCACCCGTATACAATAGAAGAAATTGAGAAGCTAAAGATTTGGGTTATATTAGATGTCTGAAAAATTTATAGATTTTTCTTAGAAATATACATATTATATGTAATAAGAAATTAAATATAATAATTATAATAATATTTTAATAAGAGGGGTAGGCACTGGAACGAAAGTTCTGGTGCTATTTTTGTAGGGGGTAGGTTAGTTTTGAGTAGAGGGGTAGGTAGTAGTAAGTAGTAAGTAGAGGGGTAGGTTAGTTAGAAATGAAAAAAGTAGAGGGGTAGAAAAGTTTAGGAGTAGTAGGTAGGTAGTAGTAATTATGAATAGTAAGTAGGGCGGCGGGTAGTAAAGGAGCGAAGCGATAGGAAAGAAGATAGGTAGGTAGGTAGAGGTAGTAGTAGGTAGGAGTGGGTAGTAATAGTAGTAGGTAGTAGAATGGAGAAGATTTTTGGCGGCAGTAGATAGGGGAGAAAGAAAAGAAAATAGTAGGTAGGTAGTAGGTAGGTAATAATAATAATGGGTAGTAAGTAGTAGGTAGTACTAAGTAGTAGATAGGTAGATAGTAGTAGTAGTAGTAGTAGAATGGAGTTGGTGGTGTAGAGTTGGTAGTACGAAGTCGGTGATAGCTGGCTCCGCTTGGAAGCTGGCTGGAGTAGTGGTAGAGCGTTGTTGGTGGTAGTTGCGTGCTGGGTTGGCGCTGCTCGTAAGTATCGGAGGCTCAAAGCAATAAGCCCTAAAGTGCTATGTTAAAAAAAATTACCCCAGTCCGTTATAAACGAAAGGGGTAGAAAACAAAATGTTGTACTGCGCAGGTTCGTTCATTGATGTCAAGTGTTTGACTTTAATAATATTATATATATAATATATATAATAATATAATAATAATAGTAGAAAAAGTAGTAAAATTGTGCAGAAAAGTTAGAAATTGTGGTAGTTTTTGGTAAAAAGTAGTAAAATAGTGTAGAAAAGATGTGTGTTTTGCCTACAAAACGGGGGTTTCAACTGCAAATTAGTTTTAAAATTGCAACTATCTTGATAAAAATTATAATCTATGGTATAATATAAGTGAGTTTTTCTAATAAAAACTCCAATATTTTAATAAAAATGGCGCGCCGCAGCTCACAACTCTATTGACAAACGCTATAATTTGTGATATAATAAGAAGGGAAATATAAATATAAATATAGGAGCTGTTCTAAAAATAGTTCTTTAATAGGTGGAGAAACAATGCAGCTCCCCAATAATTTCAAATCCAGCCCGTTAGCTTGTCAAGATAGTTGACAGCTCACATAGAAGAACATATGTTCCGCCGCGGTATAATAGAATCAGGATGAATTGAGAGACAATGATCTCTCTTTTTGATGCCGGCCCGCAGAACCCTATTGACAAACGCCATAGTTTATGGTATAATAAAATGGGGTTTATTTTTTTTTTATAAAAAAAAGGGAGCTGTTATATTTGCAGCTCACAGAGACTTTACAGCTCACGGGAGCTGATTTTTATTCTGGAACACAATATGATAACTACTGTCCCAGCTCACAGGGATGCGCCGCCGGCTGCCCCTCCACCAACCCTATGCGCTGCGCCAACGCAGCTCACCCAGCTCATTTTTGCAGCTCACCTGCTTGACTTTTTGCAGCTCACGGACGCAGCTCACCCGCTTGACAGTCCCAGGTACTTGACAAACCACGGCCCGCGAACATATGTTCGATTGTGGACAGTTTTTGAATTAGTTAAAATTTTTAACTTTAGTGCTTTAAAGCGTAACGCTTTACCACGCTAAAGCGAGGAGCCGCCCCTTACTATTATACCATAGAATTATGAACCTGATATGAATAGAATGTAAATAAAGTGTGAATTGCGTGTAAATAAATTGTGAATTAGTTAAAAGATTTAACTTGGGTGGCCCGCGTTGTTTTAATGCTTTAAAGTACTAAAGTCGGGCGGCCCGACGCTTTAATGGTTTAAAGTGCTAAAGTCTACTGGGACCGACTGCTTTAATGCTTTAAATCACTAAAGTGAATGAGTGGATCATGATGCTTTAACGCTTTAAAGGACTAAAGTAATAGACGGCCCGCGCTTTAACACTTTAAAGTATGAAAGCGAACGTTTGTTCTTCTTGGGACAAAATAAAAAAGGGCGATTTCTCGCCCCTTTTTACCACTTAGGAAGTTGCCTTTGCCTTGGACTTGGCAATCTTTTCCGCCTTCTTGGCTTCGGCTTCCGCCTTTGCAGTTGCCTTCTCGGTCAGATAGTCCTCGTAAGCGTCCTTGCAAGCCTCGAAGTCGAAAGCCTCAACCGTGTAACGCTTGGTGACCTTCTCCTTGTAAGACTTCACCGTGGTGTCAAGAGTCACGCAAAGATCATGCGTGAAGCCCTCAATGTCGGTCAGAGTGCCTACACGAACGGCAAGCACATTCACGGGGGAAGTGCCACCAGTACGAACCATGGCGACATTCTCGACGCCGTAAGCGTCAGTCAGTGCCTTGGTGATGACCTCGGAAACCTCGGTCTTTGCGGATGCGGAAATCTTGGTGATGCCAGTGTCCTTGGTGATAGTGTAGTTAGCCATAAGTACCTTCTTTCTCCGTTTTAACGACTCGGCTGTCAGTAGTGTTATCAGTGGGGCTGTCCTCTTGACTTCCCCTTCTGTACTTATATTTTATCACATTTCAAGAAAAAAGTCAAGTTGGTCGGGACGAGAAATGGCTATATTGCGTGGTTTTTAGGGTATAAAACTTTGTGCATCTTGTACAAAACTTTCAACATTTTGCAAGTATTTTTGTGCAAATCGCCGGCGGGCCGCGGCCCGTTGATTTAATGGTTTAATGTACTAAAGCGCCTTGGGCCGCGGCCGCTTTAATGCTTTAAAGTGTTAAAGCGAACATTTGTTCTGTTAAAATTTTTAACTAAATCAAAAAGAAAAGGGCGGAATTTTCCGCCCCTTTAAGTTATCTCTGTTCAAAAATCTTTGCTTCTCCGTTGTTGCTGAATTCGTCACGCTTTGCTTTTGCCTGTTCAAAAGTGAGATTTTCTGCCATCGTTTCGCCGCTTACCTCTACCCTGTATCTTTTTGCTTCGGCTTCGGCTTTGCGTTTTGCTTTAATTTTTGCGCTTACTGCGTCAAGTTCCGCAGACTTTTTTGCCTTTTCTGCGTCCTTTTCTGCCTTGGACTTGCTACCCTTTGCCTTGCGTTCTGCTTTCTTTACTTCGGCTTCTGCCTTTTTGGTTGCCTTGTCTGTGAGATAGTCTTCGTATGCTTCACGGCAAGCGTCAAAGTCAAACGCTTCGACTGTGTAACGCTTCGTCACTCTTTCCTTGTAACTCTTAACTGTTGCATCAAGTGTTACGCAAAGGTCATGAGAAAAGCCGTCCTCGTCTGTGAGTGTGCCTACACGAACGGCAAGAACATTGGAGGGAGAAGAACCACCAGTTCTTACCATTGCTACGTTCTCCGCACCGAATGCTGTTGTGAGTGCTTCGGTCACGATGTTGGAAACTTCGGTTTTTGCTGATGCGGAAATCTTGGTGATGCCGTTTTCCTTCGTGATTGTGTAATTAGCCATAGAAATACCTCTTTCTGCGGTTTTGCCGCCTGTTTTTATTGGGTGGGTTCTTTCGTCCCTCACCTTTATTATTATACTATACTTTGCGGTATTTGTCAAGTTGGTATCGCTGAGAAATGTCTATTCTACGTGGTTTTCGCCACCAAAAAGTTTATGCAAGTTGTACAACATTATCCACAAATGTTGAAAACTTTTGTGCAAATCGCTAGCGGGCCGCGGCCCGACACTTTAGTGGATTAAAGTGCTGAAGTTAAATCAATTAACAAAATCGCCCTTTCGGGCGACTTCGTTAGTGAGAATTCAAGAATCCACAATCTCTTGCAATAAGATAATCTGTTATACTTTCCATGTCAAAAATATATACATCTGCTTCGCCGTCGGTGTCGTCATATCTTTCATCTCGGATTTTATTTGCCTCTTCTTCGCTGTTTGTTCTGCCGATTACCTCGGAATAATCATAAAAATCTACAATGATAAATCTTTTCATATTGGAACCGCCTTTCTTAATTTCTATAATTATTATACCATACTTTCTGAATTTTGTCAAGTGTTTTCGGGCGATCTATGCAACCGCCCTGTAAACAATTCCCTTTTCTTTACAGAAATTATCCAGAATTTTCCACGCCTGACAAGGTTTACTTTCAAGTTTTTTGTGAGTGTTAAAAGCAATCAACAAAATTTCATATTCAATGAAAACATCTGCAAGCCCTGTGTGTTCTTCGACAAAATCAAGATTGTTTGTCAAGTATTTGTAAACGGTTTCGGCTTTAGTTTGAATGTATCCCTTTTCTGTTGTGAATCCATTTTCTAAACAGAAATTTACATATTTTTTTGTCAAGAGTTTTGCATAAAGAATCATCGGGATAATATCACAAAATTCTACAAGTTTTTCAAGTTCTGAAAAACGATCGCCGAAAAGATTTTTCAAACACATTTTATCAAAGGTGACATTATAAGCATAAATTTTTTTAATTTTGTATTTCTTAATTGTTTTCAAAATAAAATTGACGATATAATTATTAGATTCTGCTTTGTACTTTCTTTTCAATCTCGGTTTGCTGAAATCTTTCAAAATGTCCTGTACATTCTTTGCGGTCATTTCAACCGCCTGCCCTATTTTTGCACTCTGGGTAATATTGATATAAATATTTTCGGGGAGTGCAAAGGAATGCTTCTTGTAGATTTTTCCGTATCTATCGGCAACAATAAAACCGATATTGTATGGAATTTTTCCGCTCATGCCCTCACAGTCAAGCACGATAAATTTTTCTTTTGCCAATGGCGTCAAGTCCTTTCGTTTGGGTATACCTTATTATACCACATAAAAGAATATTTGTCAAGAGGAAATTTCTTTTTCTACGTATTGCACAAAAATCTTTCAACATCTGGATTATTTTTGTGCAAATTGCCGGCGGGCCGCGGCCCGATCTTTTAGTACTTTACTATACTAAAGTGCGCGGGCGGCCCGCTTTAATGCTTTAAAGTATTAAAGTATTTTTTTTAAAGAGGCGACCGTCCACAATTGTGAACGGTCTGTGAATTAGTCTACAATAGGCTTGATACCTTTCTGTTTGAGAATTTCCCTGCCGAGCGGCGTCTTGCTTTGCTGTCGAATGTACTTTCTCTGCATAAGTCTGCGTTCAATCAGATCACGAAATTCCTCCTTTGTTACCTCTTTGCCATTTACCTTAACTGCCATTAGCAACACTCCTTTTTTCTTTTCTATATATATTATATCATACTTTAGGAAATTTGTCAACCCCCTTTTCTAAATGTTTACATTCTATTCATAATTAGCTAAAGTTTTAGAATTTTTACTCTTTATTTTTTTATAAAAACTTCAAGCACCGGGGTAGTATAATCTTCTTCATTTAAGTAAATGCTTTTTACGCTGTAATTAAAATAATTTGTCGTAAAGGTATTCCAAAAAAGTGCATCTTTGTCCTTCTCCTCAATTAAAAGGCTGGGGAAAAACTTTTTTCCCAAATCCTCATAAAGACTAATAGGAATATTTTCCCAAAAAGGGATTGTAAGAAAATCATACAAAGTCATAACATCAATTCCTTTCTGACGCTTTGCGTCTTACTGTATTTATAGTATACCATATTTTTCAGTGTTTGTCAAGTACTTTTTTAGAAATTAGATATATTTTTATCATTTAATCAATTCATAATTTGTTCACAAATTCGCCGCGCCACAGTTTGCTTTAATAGTTTACTATATTAAAGCGCCGCGGCCCGAGACTTTAGCATGGTAAAGTATTAAAGTCGAATTAAAAAAACGAAACGCCCCTTTCGGGGCGAATGTTTGCAAATATATGCATTATATTTACGAATCATCTTCATCATCTTCGTCATCATCATTTCCATAAGCAAAATAGATTTTACCATCTACTACATAAATAAGTTCTTCCAAGCCGTCATTTTCATTGATTGCATAATCCGTTGCATTGTCGGGAATAGTCACAACAACCAAATCGCCACAATCTTCGGGATGATTTTCTACGAAAGCAATGAGTTCGGGATTTTCTCTATCATTTTTAAATCTATTGACAAAATCACGAAATTCTTTATTTTCGATGGGATACCCAAAACCGCCAAAGTCACCGTTAATAACAATTTTCATAGCAATACCTCTTTCTGCGTTTGTTGAGTTCGTCTCTCTGATTACATTCTTATTATACCACATTTCCTTTAATTTGTCAAGTACTTTTTGAAAATTTTTTCTTTTAATTTATTCATGTCTTATTCATACTTTCTCACTTTAAACGACTAAAGTGTCGGGCCGGCCCGCGCTTTAACGCTTTAAAGCATTAAAATTAAATTAAAAAACAAAATGCCCCGAAGGGCAAATTGTTAATCATCATTATGAATGGAAATTTCCAATTCTACGATAAAAAAAGGTTCCTCGTTAAAATCAATATCTGCTCCGATATTCATTCGATCAAGTTCAATGATTTTCTTTTCCCACAATACCTTTTTCACTTCAATATCTTCAATGTAATCAAGCAAATAATTCCAATGTTCAAAAATTTTCTCCTCATATTCTCCATTGGAATGATTGATACGCAAAACCACGTCAATTGGAGGCGTGCTAAAATTCATTGCCCCTAAATAGTTAAAGAGTGGTAATGGTGTCGGTTCTCCTTGTTCATGTTCTTTACAAGCACGCTTAGAAGTGAAAATTTTATCATCTGAAACATAAAGTTTAATTTCTTTCATAGTCTTTTGACCACCTTTCTTGTTTTTCTATATACAGTATACCATATTTTCTTAGATTTGTCAATACCTTTTCAAAAATTTTTTCATTTAATCAATTCATATTTCATTAACATTTTATCGTTTTAACTCGCTAAAGCGGCGGGCGGCCCGCACTTTAATGCTTTAAAGCGATAAGGTTGAATTAAAAAACAGAATGCCCCACAGAGGGGCAAATTGTTATATTAAATTAGTAGTCTGTAACTCCGAGTTGCCGAAATTCATCCCATACTGCCGAATATTCTTCATCAACTGTTTCATTCAGTTTATATTCTCCGTATTTGTCCACCCATACAGAAAAATATGCGTCCTCATAATCAATACAAAAACATTCTGCATTTTCATCTTCAATTTCTCTTACAAGAATATCACAATCATCTTCACAACGCCAACCTTTAATTGCTTTCATGGCAAGTTCTTCGCTGTCAAAAATTCCTCTGATTGTAACTGTGGGGTAGGTATTGTTTCCTGTCCATGAAGGGGCATAATCTTCATCACAAAAACTTGCGGGAATATAAATAGTCATAGCATCATTTCCTTTCGATTTTTAAGACTTGTATCTGTCTTTCTATATACAGTATACCACACTTTAAGGAATTTGTCAAGTACTTTTTGAAAATTTTTTCATTTAACTTATTCATATTCTGTCCATACTTTCTTGTTTTAGTGCGTTAAAGTGCGGCCGCCCGCGGCACTTTAACGCTTTAAAGCACTGAAGCGAATATTTGTTCGATAAAAATTTCTAATAAAAACATAAGGCGGACTATTGCCCGCCTTTAGTTAAAAGATTTTACATTCGGGGCGATGCGGATTACTCCGCATTTTCGCCCTCCTTTGCCTTTGCATTGGCAAGACGCTTTGCCTCACGCTCTGCCTTGTCCTTGGCAATCTTCTTTGCCTTTGCCTCTGCCTTTGCTTTCTTCTCCTCTGCCTTTGTGGTTACATCGTCAATGTAAGCCTGACGAGCAGAATCGAAATCGAAAGCCTCGACCGTGTAACGCTTTGTTACTCTCTCCTTGAATCCCTTGATAGTGGGATTCACGGTTGCGCAGAAGTCATAAGGAAAGCCGTCTGTGTCCGTGAGAGTACCCATGCGCACGCCAATCTCATTGACCTGAGATGTACCGCCTGTGCGAACCATTGCCACGTTGTCCTCACCGAAAGCCTCAACGAGTGCCTTTGTGATAATCTCGGTGAGCATTGCCTTTGCCTGTGCGTTTGCCTTGCCTGTGCCGAAATCCTTTGTAATTGTTACGTTCATCATAGTATACCTACTTTCTCCGTTTTAACGTCTACGGCTGACATTTGGTGTTTTGGTGGAGTTCCTTTGTCTCTCACCTTTATTATTATACCACACTTTGAAGATTTTGTCAAGTAAACATTTTGTGAATTTGTTTACTGATTTAATCAATGTGGTTGGTGTGTCTGATGGGGATCGAACCCACGACCAATAGATTAAAAGTCTACTGCTCTACCATCTGAGCTACAAACACATTTCCTTTACCTTACATATATATTATATCATACTTTAAGGATTTTGTCAACCCCTTTTTGAAAATTTCTTTTTGAATTTTTTGTGAATTCGTTAAAAGATTTTTCAAAAATTTAGGAGGGGCAAGAGGTCGGGAGCTGTTCGCTCCGTCCCTCTCACCTTTATTATTATACCACACTTTGAAGATTTTGTCAAGCACAAACTTTTCAACATTTTGAGAAGATTTTTATGCAATTTGCACTTTTGCGCTTTAAACTGCTAAAGTGGGCCGCGGCCCGACGCTTTAATGCTTTAAAGTCATAAATTAAAAAAAGAAAATAAAATGCCCCAAAGGGCAAATTATTTATTTAGCTTTAATTTTCGTACAAAGCGAAATCCAAGGCATAAAGAGATTCAAACCTGGAATTAAACAAATAAAAATATAAATAAAATCGGTAACACAAATAGTGAGTAGAGCACTGATAATTCCAATGAATCCACCTTGTTCAACCATACAGCAGACAAAAATTTTGAGATTAAGAATAGAAATGGAGATAAGCCAAATGGCAAGACAAATAAGTAAATAAATAATAATAATATCCATAAGAATCACTCTCTTTCTCCGTTTTAATGACTTCGGCTGTCCTTTACTATAATTATTATATCATACTTTTTTAATTTTGTCAACCCCTTTTTGAAAATTTTTTCATTTAACCAATTCATAATTTATTCATGGCGGGCGGCCCGATGCTTTAGTACATTAAATCACTAAAGCGCCGCGGGCGGCCCGCTTTAATGCTTTAAAGTGGTAAAATTAAATCAATTAACAAAACCGCCATAAGGGCGGTAATTGTTAAAAAATTGTTACTTTTGTATCACTACGAAAAGCAGAAACATTTTTTGTGAAAATATTTCTTGCGGTGTCCGTTCCTGTTCTTACATATAAATTACCGTTATACTTGAAAATACCGAACATCTTCACCATATAAAAATTATACATACTGTAAACCCCTTTCGGGGCGGTGTGTACCGCCCTTAAATTTCGTTGAGAATCTTTTCCAGTGCTTCAATCGTTGTAAGTTCTCCACAATTTACATTTACTGCAATTCTCATTTTTTCGGTTCTCCACATTTCGCAGACTTCTGCATTATCATCGAGCAAGTACATTCTTTTTGCTCTTTTAACAATTGCGTTCTGTTTCGGGATTCCGTAAGTCTGCGCCGTGAATTCAGTTACAAACGGCATAAACTTTTTAACCCATTCCCTTTTAACCTCTGCACATTCCCTTTCATATTCTTCGGTTGCTTGCATCGGTAACCAAGTGATAACGCCGAATTGAACACCCTTTTTTACAAGTTCTGTACAAGCCGTGATGAATCTTGTGTAGTCGCCAATGAAATTGCCTTCTTTGAAAACTTCTGCATTTTCTGCACGGAGTTTCGGTTCCCAATTCTCGATGCTGTAAAGGTCGTAAACAGTGCCATCAAGGTCAAAATAGATTTTAGTGGTCATTGAATCAAGTCCTTTCATTCTTTACTATATATAGTATACCACACTTTTTCTAATTTGTCAAGTACTTTCTAAAAAATTTTTCATTTAACTTATTCATATTTTCTCCATACTTTCTTGCTTTACTGCGCTAAAGCGGCGGGCGGCCCGCTTTAGTGGTTTAAAGCGATGAAATTAAGTAAAAAATCAAAATGCCCCTTTCGGGGCAAGTTGTTATTCCGCATCATCAGCAAGAAAACGAGTAAGATCGGTAGAAATCTTTTGAAGCAATCTTGCCAAAATAAAATTGTATTCCTCATTCGTTATTGTATTTGCATCTTCCTCTGTGATTGCATCCAGTGCATTGATATACATTTTTGCAACAACATTTTCAAGTTCCTTACTTCTTTTCAGTGTCATAGTCTCTCGACCGCCTTTCTTAATTTCTATAATAATTATACCACACTTTTTTGATTTTGTCAATACCTTTTTGAAAACTTTTTGAAATTTTAGGGCGGTATCATACCGCCCACTTCGGAAAGCATTTGTTATAACTTTCCCCCTTTGCGTTCCATTGGTGAATATTCTTTGAAAATTTCTTGTGCATTCTCATACACCGAACAAAAATTTCCTTTTCAATAAAAGCGTCTGAAAGTGCTGTGTGCTCCTCTACATAGTCGGGATTCTTCGTGATATATGCATATACACTTTCTGCCGATGTTGCACAACTCTTTCCTGTAGAAGAACGGAAGTTATTTGCTCTGCAAAAGTCTGCATATCCCTTCAAATGACAAATAGTCTGCAATGCAACAAGATAAATGTCAATGAATTCAAATTCGGGAATAAGATGCTTACAAATTGTCTTTACAAGATCGAAACCTGTATTGTACGCCATTACATACTTGACGCCATAGAAACGGCAAAGATTGCGGACGATGTTGAAAGCGTCACTTTCGGTCGCTACTGCGGAAAGCATACCGCTTGAAAGTCTCTTTTCGTAAAGATGAAAATTTCTCTTTGCATAGTCGTCTTTATTGATTTCCTCGTAGTGTTCCATTACAAGCAAAGAGGTAGTTGCATAAACATTGCCCTCCCTGTCGTGGATGATACAACCTAAGTCATACATACCTGTTGGATTAACTGCACCGCCTACTGTTTCGGTATCCAGTGTGCAGTAAAGTATTTTCTTCATTCTTAAATCATATCCTTTCGGTTTTATCAGTTCTTTGACTGTATATATAGTATACCATATTTTCAGAATTTTGTCAACCCCTTTTTGGGAATTTCTTGAAATTTTTTTCTTTTAATCAATTCATAATTTGTTCACAAATCCGCCGCCAAATTTTATTTTAATGCTTTAATGTACTAAAGCGGCGGGCGGCCTGAGACTTTAATGCTTTAAAGTGCTGAAGCGAACATTTGTTCTGTTAAAATTTTTAATTATTTTAAAAATGTACATTGGACTTCATTCTTATTCTCCTCTCCATTTCCTTATTGTACTTTTATTATATCACATTTCTGTGATTTTGTCAAGTAAACATTTTGTGAATTTGTTTATTGATTTAAGGAGCAGGAGCGAAAATAGATATTTCACGCTATTTCTGGTCTATTATTATTTAATACCTAACCTCGTTATTTTCTACTCGGTGCCGTTATTCTCGGCTCTTTCCCTTTCCTTAATTATATTATATCACATTTCTATGAGTTTGTCAACCCCTTTTCTAATATTTTTATTATTTAACTAATTCATATTGTGTTCACATTTTATTGTTTTAACTCGCTAAAGTGGGCCGCGGCCTGATACTTTAGTGGTTTAAAGTACTAAAGTATCACCACGGCCCACTTTAGTGGTTTAAAGTGCTAAAGTGTAAATTTTAACAAAATCGCCCCGAAGGGCGAAATCGTTAAAAAATGTCATTCGATTTATCGGTTCTGGTGTAAATCTTTTTCACAGTATCGGGGCCATGTTCTGTTTTGCCATATTCCATTGTGAAATATCCCATTTCAGTAAGAATTTTCAAAATGGTGGAAATTTCGGCTGTATAAGTGTAATAATGTGCTTCTTTAGTAAGATACTGTTCAACAGAATTGCAAGTAATGCAGTCGCCTCGTGTTGTGAGATTAAGAATTGTATGCATCATATTGGTGACAGAAGTCTTTTCAGTGTTCATTTTCTTTACAACCATTGTCATAGTAATACCTCTTTCTGCGTTTGTTGAGTTCGCCTCTCTGATTACATTCTTATTATATCATATTTCTTCGTGTTTGTCAAGTACTTTTTGAAATGTTTACAAACTATTCACAAAGTCCATATCTTGACAACTGAATAAAACCTTTTGTATCCTTGCATTTCCAACAATACATATGTTTTGTATGTCCTTTTGCTGTTCTTCTACTGGATTTCTTATAAGCGGTTACCGCCGTCCCACAATCGGGACAGCGGAAAACTCTTTCAGTTATATTCTTTCGCATTATTCAACCTCACTTTCGAGAAAGTCTACATAGTGAATAAAGAAATTCCAGTCTGCAAAATCTTGATAGTCACTTGCAAAATAGTCATTGTGTGCATTTACATCAACCCAACTTGCAAAAAGCCACAGACCGAGCATTACACTTGCAACATAGAGCAGAGCAACAAAACAGTTCTTTACACTCAATTTTCTTTTCATGGTATCAAATCCTTTCAAAATTCATTCAGTCGTTCTTTGACTGTATATATAGTATATCATATTTTAGGGAATTTGTCAAGTACTTTTTTTGAGATTTGGATATATTTTTATTATTTAACTAATTCACAATTTGTTCATAAAGTTCGTCGCTTTAGTACTTTATCGTACTAAAGCGGGCGGCCCGATGCTTTAATGCTTTAAAGCGATAAAGCAAATATTTTGAACAAAATCGCCCCAAAGGGCGAAATTGCTATATTGCAAACCATTCTTTTTTATATTCTTCTCTTTCTTCGTCGTCTGCTTCCCGCCAATCAAAGCCACAATTATTATAGTATTCCTCTCTATCGTCTTCGCTTTCCCAATCTTCGTCCCATCCGCCACGAGCGACATATTCATAATCTTCTGCATAGTCATACATGCCTTCTTCAATGTATTCATCGATTTCGCCGTCTGCCATCCCTTCGGGGAAAATGTAGTATTCTGTTGAATCACAACCGCAATAGCCGTTATACCTTGTTACAATAACATATCTTTTCATAGTCTTTCGACCTCCTTTTTATTTTCTATACTAATTATATCACATCTCACCTTAAAAGTCAATAGTTAAACTTCACAAAGATTTACTATCCGCCGCCCAAAAAGTTTGTGCATTATGTCAATTGACGGGGCGGCGATAATATGGTATAATTAGTATAGAAATTAAGAAAGGCGGTCGTTGATTATGAAAGTTTATATCGTTTTTGAAAGTACCTGTATTCCATATTCCGCTGATGAAGTTCGTGTTGAGAAAATTTTTCTCAATGAAGAAAAGGCGAATGAATATGCAAATGAATGTAACAATAATAATATTTGGTCTAATGTGAATTTTTATGTAGATGAATATGAGGTAGAAGAATGAAAACTAAAATTTATAATCTAATCCAAAATCTGAATTGCTTTTTCCTTGTTCTCGCTGCGATTTTCACGGTAACAGAAAATCCGTTCGGCTCTATACTTTTCGTTTATACTTCTATTGTCGGACTGATTGACGCAATCAAAAATAAAAGTTGGCAAGGCACTATTATCAATTCAACATTTCTTGCAATGAATTTCTATTTCACAATTTTAACAATTCTTGAATTGCTCTCCTAATCGGGGAGCTGTTCTTTTTTATTTTATTTATAATTTATTCACATTTTAATACTTTAAACCGCTAAAGCGTCGTACCGCCAAGTGCTTTAATGATTTAAAGCGTTAAAGCATACCGCGGCCCGTTGCTTTAGCGGTTTAAAGTATTAAAAACAGAAAAAAATAACAAAATCGCCCTTTCGGGCGAATTGTTAAAACCATGAGTAGAAGAGTCTTATAACTCTTCCACCATCTCTCTGTCATATAACTGGAATTCCGGCATTGCTACCAGTTCTGCCACAGAAATTCCCATAGTCTCTGCAAGACGAGGAATGTAAACTTCCTCATAAGCGGAAGAATCTGCCAACTCCCACCAACCCTTACGACCGAGTTCAACCATAACCTGTGCAAAAACCTTATCAAACATTTCAAACATAATAATCAACCTCTTTCTTTTCATTTGGGATTGTTTCCCTTTCCTTTACTATACTAATTATACCACACCTTGAAGATTTTGTCAACCCCTTTTTCCTCCAAAAATAAAATTTTTTTTATTTAACTAATTCATAATTTGTTTAAAATTACAACGCTTTAAAGCATTAAAGCATTGGGCCGCCATGGACTTTAATGCTTTAAATCACTAAAGCATCACGGGAGCTGCACTTTAACGTTTTAAAGCATTAAAGTTTTTTTATAAAAATAATAGTGGATTTTTAATCCACTATTACTCCGATAAAATCGCCATCCATTGAGAATTCAAAAGAAACCGTATCTGCGCACATCATGGAGCCTTGATTAACTACAAGCACTTTTCTCATTTCCTTTTTACGATAGCCACAAGGAATTTCCTGTTCAAGTTCGGAAAAAAGCACTCCTGTTTCTGTGAAATTTTTTACCATCTTTTCATAAGCAGTCATTTTATTCAGATCCTTTCTTTTATTGAAGAAGTTTTACTATATACAGTATACCATATTTTAGTGATTTTGTCAAGTGTTTTTTTCAAAAAAATAAAATTTTTTTTATTTAACTAATTCATAATTTACCACTTTAAATCGCTAAAGTGGGCGGGCGCGGCGCCAGATTTATGTCTATTTTATGAATTAGTTAAATAAAAAAAATTTTATTTCTTCCTCAAAAAACGCTTGACAAATCTGTGGAAGTGTGGTATAATTAGTATAGTAAAGGAAAGGGAATAACCCTTAAATAATGAAAGGTTGTGTTTTATATGATGGAAAAGGCAAAGAAAATGATGGACAAAACAGTAAGAACTCTCGGTTTTGAGCATGAGGAAACAATTAAGGTGGCAGCAGCATACGATGTATATTATCGTACCATGGAAACTGGTTCTTCTTTGATTCAGAAGAGAGAAGCATACAGAGCATTGCGGGAAGCATATCTGCGAGCAATGGCTGTATACTGTCTGGAAATGGAAGAAGAAGAATAATAATAAGGGGTAGCATATGCTACCCTATTATTATCCCTTATTATAGAACATATGTTCTATTATTTATTTATTTTATTATACTAAATATTAGATAAGTATATTATATATCTATTATATTATATAACATTATATAAACATATGTTCTTTTACTTATCTATTGAACATATGTTCTTTACTATTGAACATATGTTCTTTACTATTGAACATATGTTCTTCTATTATGTATCTTTATTATTGAACATATGTTCTATTGTATACTTAAGAAAACATATGTTCTTTATTCTTTTTATTATTAAATAATTATTCTTCTTTATAATACTTTATCGCTTTAAACCATTAAAGCATACACATCCATGTGACTTTAACCCTTTAATATACTAAAGTACGCCTGGCCGCACTTTAGTACTTTAATACATTAAAATAATTGCCCGTTTTATTCGTTGTTATATTATACATAAATCGCCATTTTTTAACTCCAAAACTTTGTGCAATTTGACGAAAGAAAAATACAAAATTTTTCTTGACATTTTCGTTCTAATGTGCTATAATATAATTAAGGAAACCGAAAGAAAACCGAAAGGAAATGATAGATATGACAATCCTCGAAAACCTTGAAAGAGAAATCGCAACAGAAAAGGCAAATGGTGTTGACTCTTATTTGTTCGCAGTACAGTACACTAACGAAACAGTTTCCGTTGTAGAGGTTGCAATTGCTGAAATTCTTTCTCTTGTAAATATGTTCACAGTAGCAAGAAAGAACGGGAATATACAGTTGAAGTTCAAAGCAACAAAGCAAGTAAAAGAACTTCTTAAAAAGTACGAAACAGTAGCAACATTCGACACCGCAACAGTAGAAAAGATGAATTCTGCAAGCGAAAAGATTAACCGTGGACATTGTATTGAAATGCTTCTTTTCGGATATACTGAAACAGAAGTTCTTGCAAGTCAGTCTAAAATTGATGGTGTTTTCAATGGTAAGAATGTACAAGTAAAATCTTCCCTGATTTCCTTTTCTGAGACTGGAAAGAATAACGGAACATCCGCTGCAACAATTGTAAAGAAAGTAGCATAATAAAAAGCGACTGGAAACAGTCGCTTTATTTTATTTATTTAACTTATTAACAGAATGTTCATAATTTCGCTCCCGAACTGGAGCTGAACTTTTTCTTACATTTAATTATATCATTTAATTTATTAACAGAATGTTCATAATTTCACTACTATTTTGGAGCTGAGAATTTTATTAATAAAATAGAAGCTGACATTTATTAACAAATTGTTCATAAATAGGTTCCTAGGTGGGAGCTGTCTGGATTTTAGTTGACTAAAGCGGAGCACTTTAGCTGACTAAAGCTTAGGCATACCGGGGGTAGAAAAAAATAGCTTTTCCACTTTAATGCGCTAAAGTGGGGGTGCAGGCAACAAATCTTCAGAGGTCAAAAATTTTAGCCTAATAAATCTTTAAAGTTAATTTTTACTTATTATAAAACTCATCCATTTGACTCCCTATACTCCTTTTTTTGACTTTTTGCCGAATTTATTGTATAATATTATTAATGGAGGTGAGATTATGGATTTTAACCTTGATTTCGACCTAGTAACCTCCGATGAGAGACGTAATTTTATAGCATCAAAAGATTTAAGTAAATTGACTCCAAAAGAAATTGAACTTTGTGGGAATTATATACTCTATGGTAAAGATCGCAGTAATAATCCCGAAATTGATGGAACTTCTTGTGTTGATAGAAAAGAAGTTCAAATTCAAACTAAATTTCAATCCTATTCAAAAAAGGAACCAATTTCTTTAGATGCTCTTTTGGAATCTCCCACATTTAATGAGAATTTATTAAGACCAAAGCCAACTATTTATAAGAAAGTTAAACCTACAATTGATAGAGAAAAAGTTAAAGACATACCCGGTATGAAGGAGTTATGGGAGCAGATTCAAATTACACAAGACTTATTGGATGAGAATACGGGTAAGAAAGAACGAAGCGAAAATTCAAAAATTTTAACACAAAAACAAATTTATTATTTAAAGCATCATTTAATTGATATGAGAAAGCAGCAATATTATTTAATGGATTCTGCTTTTCCGACACTACCGCCGCCACAAAATAAAGCACAATATTTTGATTGTATACAAGATTTACAAATGAACTATCCAGTATACCCCCGGGGTACAATGAGAGAAGAAAGGGATAATGAGTTTAGGGTACCCAGAACGGACAAGATTCTTAGCGCCGCGGCCACGAATATTGAAGAAGAAATTAAGTGGAGAAAAAATAATGAGAAGCCTTATTTCAGCTTCTTAGATAAGGATCATATTTATCAGTTAGTATTGAACTACTGGGATATTAAAGTAACAATTCAGGAAATTCCGGATTCGCCGCTTTGGAATTTACTTTGGACTCTTGATTTTTATATAGAGAAAGCCAATTTGAATGAACAGCAAATGCTTATTGTTAGAGATAAGAAATTAAGATTACTCAACAGGGACATTGCTCATCATTTACAAGAAGAATTGGGAATATATCATCAAGAGAACTATATTAGTACAATTTGGAATAAGATTTGTCAACAAATTGCAGATGCCGCCGAGCTTAATTATGATGAATGGTTGAGTAAAGATTTTGATAAGGCTTGGAAGAGATGTAATACTTGTGGAGAAGAGTTATTGAGAGATCCAAGAAATTTTGTCAGAAAAGCAAAGTCTGCGGATGGGTTGACTAATTGTTGTAAAATGTGTGATAAAGAAAAAAGAAAGCGGAGGTCAGGAAAATAGTGGAAAAGAAATTAATTGAATATATAAAGAATTTTCAGCTCTCGGATTTACTTGGATTTGCAAGAATTGTCGGAGCAGAAGAAACGGAGGATTTTGAGGATTTTGTTACGGAAGTTGTGGTGAAGTTCTTGGAAATGCCGAGAAAGGATAGGAAAAATTTATTGAAACTTGCTAAACAGGTTAGTGAGAATAATTTAGAATATGATGAATTGAAAGCTCAAGGTAAGATTAATGATGCCGCCTCAAGAAATAAAGGAATGGAATAAAGATTATGCCGCCATGCTTAAAAATTTTGATGTGGCGGCCGCTATCTTTACTTTTATCTTACGGAGGTGAGACTTTATGGCTTCAAAAATTTGCATAAAGTGCAAAAATGAAAAAACTACAGCACATTTTATTGCTGTAAATTCCCCTCTTCATTCTGGAAGTTTACCAATTTGCCGAGAATGCCTCGCAAAGATGATTTCTGCCGCCCCAGAAGAAGAGCGTTGGAATACTATTGATAAGATTTGCCAATGGGCAGACGTACCATTTGTGCCGGGTGAATGGGAAAAGTTATATCAAGCAAATGGAAAGGATACGCTTGGTGTTTATATTGCAATCTTTAGAACAGAACAATATAAGACTTTAGATTGGATGATGTATAACAATGTTTATTTACAGCTTCTCGAGGAAGGACGTGTTGAAGATGCTATACCGGAATTAAGAGAAAAGCAATTAAGAGATTGGCGCCGCAAGTGGGGTATGGGATATGACGAGGAACAGCTTGAATATCTGGAAAACCTGCACTTGGGATTACTTAATTCTCAAAATGTAGTTGGTGCGCTCAATGAAGACCAAGCATTAAAACTTTGTAAAATTTCTCTTATTATTGAGGAGAAGATTAGAGGGGGAGTTGACTTTACTAAGGATTTAAAAGCCTATGACGAACTTGCTAAACTTTCTAATTTAACTCCAAAGAACGTTAAAGATGCTAATGAGTTTGATAGTTTTGGTGAGGTTTACGCCTACTTAGAAAAGACTGGTTGGCAGAATAAATATTATGATGGCGCAGTCAGAGATGAAGTTGATAATACTGAGAAGAACATTAAAAACTGGGTTCGTTATCTTTATGTTAATGAAACAGGTATTGCAGAAGAGATTGAACAGCGTATCAATAATTTAAAAGTTGCCGCCGAACTTGAAGGCGAAGATTTTGATGAAGCTGGATTTAGAGATTATCTTGGTAGTGAAACTCAAGATATTAAAGAAGATTTCAAGATTGATATTTAAGGTGATATTATGCAAGAGATTAATGTTATGTTACCAAATCAAATCTTGAGTGTTACACATATGGTTGTGAAGAATGCCGCCCAAAAATTTTATAAGAATGGAATTGAATTAGAGAAGGGTGCAATTATTACCGAAAGGAGAATTGATAGGAACAGAGGACTTTATGAGAAGATCTGTAATTTCTGGAGTGTTTATCCAGATTTATTTATTGATTTAATTACTCCAAGTACTTCTCACTTTAAACTCTTTTTCTATCAAAGATATTTTTTAAGATTATGTATGAGATATGGACGATTAGTAGTAATTGCTCCTCGTGCTTTTTCAAAATCATTTATTTCTATTTTTGCCATGTATTTAATGTGTATGTTTAGACCAGGAATTAAACTTTTTATTTGCGCCCCTGGTAAAGCGCAATCAGCAAAAATAGCTAAAGAGAAAATTTTTGAATTATGGGAATTATTCCCGTTGCTAAAAAGAGAAATTGTTGGAGAAGGCAATTTTGGCGGAGATTATGCTAAACTTACTTTTAGAAACGGCTCCATATTTGACGTTGTTTCACCATTAAATTCTACGCGTGGCGGCCGCAGAAACGCAGGAATCCTTGATGAGTATCGCGATCACGATGCAGACGATTTAAATGAAATTGTGCTTCCTCTTTTAAATGTTACGAGAAAAATGAAAAATGGAGTTGAAAACCCAAAAGAACCACATCAGGTTCAAATATGGATTTCTTCTGCCAGCGATAAAAATACATATTGTTACGATAAAACAATTGAAATGTTAGAAACAGCAATTATAAACCCGTCAAAAGCAGCGATTTTTGGCTGTGATTATCGAGTGCCAATGCAATGCGGATTATTACCTAAAGACTTCTTAAATGAAATTAAGACCTCTCAAACTTTTAGTGAATCTTCTTTCGCCAAAGAGTATATGAGTCGTTTTGTAGGAAGCTCAAGTGAAGCTTGGTTTGATTATGAGAAATTTTTAGCTCACAGACATTTAGTAAACCCTGAAACGCACGAAATTGTTAGAGAAGGCATTGAATCTTTCTACTTATTATCAGTGGACGTAGCGCGTTTAGGCTGTCAGACAGTATGTACTGTTTTGAAAGTATTTCCAAGAGATGATGCTTGGCGTTGTAATTTAGTTAATATTTATATTCTTGGTAAAAACGAAAACGAAAAAGTTTTTGATAGACAAGTTTTGGAATTAAAGCGTTTAATTG